CCAATTAATGCTGCTGGTAATATTAAAACACCATTCATGGTGCGTTCAGCTCAGCTCCCGGCCTCAACGGTCGGGACTATTAACATGCCGTATTTTGGTCGTCAGATCAAGATCGCTGGTAATAGAACATTTGCTGATTGGTCACCTACCGTTATTAACGATGAAGATTTCTTAATCTACAACGCAATGCAAGAATGGTCAGTAGCGATTAATAATCACAGAGGTAATATTCGTTCTGCTGGTCCTGGTCCTGCTGATTATAAATCTACTGCTACTGTAACTCAGTTCGGTAAAGATGGTGCGGTACTAAGAGTAGTTGAGTTTGTAGGTCTTTGGTGCTCAGATGTTCAAGCAATTGATCTTAATTGGGATACAGAAGGTGTAGAAGAGTTTTCAGTTACTTTCCAGTATGATTACTGGCAGGTAGTTGGTGGTAGTACCGGTACTGGTAATACTCAAGCTTAATTGACAGAAGAGGAAATATAGTATGGCTAACCAGCTTTATCCAAAAGCAAAAGAGGATTTCCTTGCTGGTAATTTGAATTTGTCCTCTAACACAGTTACACTTGCACTAGTTGACACTGATGTTTATACGTTTAGTTCAGCACACGAAGATAGAGCAGACATTCCTAATGCTGCTATTGTTGCCGAAGCTAACTTAACTAATAAACTTATTGTTAGCGGTGTGTTTGATGCTGATGATCCCACATTTACTTCAGTTACTGGTGCTAATTGTGAAGCATTGATTATCTATCATACTGATGTGCAGGGCGGTAATACTACATCTAGGTTGATTGCATATATTGATACAGCAACTGGTCTTCCAATCCTACCTAATGGTGGTGATATTACTGTACGCTTTTCAAGCGGTGCAAGTAAAATCTTTGCTCTTTAATTAGAGTTCACCTAAAAAACCTGGAGAGGGGGTACTATAAATATAGTATGCCCCTCTTTTTTTATTCGAGGTAAGAAATGGAACTATTTGGTTTTGAAATTAAAAGAGCTGATGAAAAAGAAAAGCAGCAGCTCCAAGCCATCGTCCCTCAAACATATGAGGACGGCGCCACAGAAGTAACTGCTGGTGCACCTACAGGTATGTACGGCGGCACATATATTGATATTGAAGGATCGGCTAAATCAGAAGCAGATTTAGTTACAAGATACCGTCAAATGGCTTTACAGCCAGAATGTGATTTTGCTATTCAAGATATTATGAATGACGCAATCATTATGGATGATAATATCTACCCAGTAGAAATTATACTTGACCACACTCAATTATCTAGTAGATTAAAAAAGCTTATACGTGATGAGTTTGATAAGATTCTTTACACGTTAGACTTTGGCAATAAAGCGTACGAAATTTTTAGACGCTGGTATGTAGATGGTCGTCTATACTATCAGTTAGTCATCGACGAAAAAAATCCACGTGAAGGCGTAAAAGAATTACGTTATATTGATCCACGTAGAATTAAAAAGATTCGTCAACAAGTTAAAGAAAAAGATCCTAAGACAGGTGCAACACTTTATAAAGGTTATAGAGAGTTTTATTTCTATAATGAAAAAGGTATTGCTACGAATGATAAAGGTGTAAAAATTGCATCTGATTCCATCTGTCACGTAACATCTGGTCTTATTGATCCAATGAATAAACTATCATTGGGTTATCTCCATAAAGCAATTAAACCGTTAAATCAGTTGCGTATGTTAGAAGACGCATCTGTTATTTACCGTCTTTCTAGAGCACCTGAACGTCGTATTTTCTATATCGATGTTGGTAACCTCCCTAAAGCAAAAGCAGAACAATATCTTCGTGATATGATGGTTAAGCATAAGAACAAACTTGTTTACGATGCTAATACCGGTGAAGTTCGCGATGATAGACGTCATATGACAATGCTTGAAGACTTCTGGTTACCTCGTCGTGAGGGTGGTAGAGGAACTGAGATTACTACATTACCTGGAGGTCAAAACTTAGGTGAGCTAGACGATATTCTTTACTTTCAGAAAAAATTATATCAGTCTCTAAACGTACCAGTAAGTAGATTAGAAGCAGAAGTTAATTTTAATATTGGTCGTTCAACAGAAATCTCTAGAGACGAAGTTAGATTCCAAAAATTTATTAATAGATTACGTAATAAATTCTCTCAGTTGTTTGACAATTTATTAGAGACTCAATTAGTTCTTCGTGGTATTATGACGAAGGCTGAGTGGGAACAAGTACGTAATACTCTTTCATATAAGTTTGTTAATGATAACTATTTTGAAGAGTTAAAACAAAGTGAAATTCTATCAGATAGATTAAGAACATTATCTGAGGTTGACACACTTGTAGGTAAATATTTCTCTATGAATTGGGTGCGTAAAAACGTACTTCACATGTCAGAACAAGAAATTGATCAAATGCAAAAAGAGATGGACTTTGAACGTACAAATGAGCTTGATGATATGGTTCCATATTCTCAAGAAATTCAAATGCAGCAACAAGATGCTGAACCTGAACCTCAAGAAGAATCGTTCGAAGAATTTAAACCTTCTAAAGAGTTAACCGAAGAAGAAAAGCGTCTTGTAGAAAGCATGACAAAGTTCTACGATTCTTTCTCTACTCAGGAAGAACTAGACGATGGATCAAGTTGAACACGCTAAACTGCTTGCAGCTCTTCTAGGGGTTCTAAAAAAAGAAAGCAGCAAAGTACGTAGCAGTCTGCTCGAAGAACTTCATCAAGAGCTTCAAAAGTTTGAACCTCCACAACCAATACTAGTTGAAGGACCTGAGGGACCAGAAGGCCCTCAGGGTATTCCTGGTGAGCGTGGACCGCAAGGTTTAATTGGTGAACAAGGTCCAACCGGCTTAACCGGTCCTCAAGGTGAAAAAGGTGACAAAGGGGACATCGGTGATACTGGCCCTAAAGGTGAAAAAGGTGACACAGGACCTCAAGGTATTCAAGGGATTCCAGGTGTTCAAGGTGAGCAAGGTATTCAGGGCCTAAAAGGCGATAAAGGCGATAAAGGAGATAAGGGTGACAAGGGCGATACAGGTGAGCGCGGGCTACAAGGTCCAGCCGGTTTACGCGGCCCACAAGGGGAAAGAGGAGAGCAGGGAGTCCCGGGTGAAAAGGGTGATCGAGGAGAACAAGGTCCGCCAGGCATCCAGGGACCAGCTGGTGAAAACGGGCCAAGTGGACCACAAGGTTTAATTGGACCAAAAGGTGATAAGGGCGATGCCGGACCTCAAGGACCACAAGGTGAGAAGGGTGATACTGGTAAAGACGGTGAGACCCCAGACATTAAACCTCTTATTAACGATGTAGAAAAATTTAAAGCACAAATTCGTCAGTCAATGAGAACTGGTGGAGGTAATGCTGGTTCTGGTGAAGTAAGACTAGAATTTTTAGATGATGTAGATCGTAATTCAGCAAAAGTAAATGGTAGATTTTTAAAATACGATTCAGCAACAGGCAAGTGGGTTGGTTCAACAGCTGCGGGTGGAGTATCATCATATAACGATTTAGATGATCTTCCTAACTTAGATCAATATCTACAAGTTGCAAACAACAAAAATATTGTTGCAGGCAATAATGTTACAATTACACAAAACTCATCATCTATTATAATTGCTTCTACAGCTTCAGGTGGTGGGAGTGGTAATGTTAATCTTACCCAAGTAAGTTCAAATATTTTACCTACAGCAAATAATGTTTACAACCTAGGCTCACCAGAGTTGCGCTGGAAAGATATGTATCTCTCTGGTAATACCGTTAACATTGGCGGTGCTACCATTTCTTCTGATGGTACAGGGCAAATTTCTATTTCAGGAACAGGTGCCATTTTACCTGCTAACTCAAGAGTATCTTTTTCCGGTCAAGAAAAAACTCTGGCTACAGTTAATGAAGAAGGTGTTGTGGAGCAATTAGTACCTTTGTTTACTCAAGCTACCGGTTTAACAAGACCAGCTAACACGTTTACATTCAAGGCGGATGTAACGGTGAGAGCGTTCACTAAATTTTACCTAAATAGTGGTGAACAATTACAAAAAACAACTAAAGCAGCCCAATTTTTATTTTAAGGTAACATAATGGCAATCAAAGTACCTATTAGAACGGTATACGACAATGCAAACAACGCAATCGGTTTGTCTGAAATGCAAGCAGGTGAAGCCGTTGGTTATGCACACGGCGGTACCGGTTTAACATCTTTAGGTACTTCGGGTCAAGTATTACAAGTTAATGAAACGGGTGACGGGTATGAGTTTGGTAATAATACATCTGTTAACCTTAATCCATATCTACAAGTAGCTAACGCTAATATTAGCTTTGTAACAAAGTCAACCGCAGTAACTACCAATAATGCGTTAATTAATTTAATTAACGATAGAATGCAGGTTGCAAATGTAACATCTGCAATTAACACGGCTGTAAATAATTTAGTAGATTCTGCGCCCGGTACATTAGATACATTAAATGAGCTTGCTGCAGCTTTAGGTGATGATGCTAATTTCAGTACCACTGTTCTTACACTTGTAGGTACTAAAGCATCTAACACTTATGTTAATCAAACGTTTGAAACTAAAAGCGTCGCATTAAACGCAAACAACGCGCAAAATAATCTTATTAACGATAGATTGCAAGTAGCAAACGCAACAACTTTACTGAACGGTAAGTTAACGAGTACAGCTTCTGTTACATTAAACGGTGATGTTACCGGTACTGCTAGCTTCAGCGGCGGTGCAATAACTATCACAACAACAGTAGTAGACGACTCTCATAACCATACAATTAGTAATGTAGATGGTCTTCAAACTGCACTTGATGCAAAAATAGCTATAACTGATGCTAGAGTAGAATTTTTACAATCCGCTAACACTTCAGTAACGAATGATGCATCTTCTATCACTACAGCTCAGAACGAAGTTGATTTACAAGATAGAGCATTAGTTAATCCAGCCGGTTTTATTACAATTAACATCGGCGGTGTAAATTATAAACTTCCATTCTTTAGCTGATAAATATTATAAATAAGTATAAACAAATAGGAGATTATTATGCCATATGAGGTAAGTGACGCTGTTAAAGCAGCATTTGATGGTAATACTACAGGTTTCCAAGATGCTATTAATAGTGTTTTAGGGGACAAATTACGTGAAAGAATCGGTGTAGAAAAAGTTGCAGTTGCTCAAAATTTTTTTAATGAGCCGGCTGATTTAGAAGCTCCTGACGAATTCGAAAATAACGAGGAAATTTCAGATGAAGACCTTTAAACAGCTTTTTGAAGCGCCTGGAGCTCCAGCACAAGATAACAAGCCTAAAAAGGACGACGAAGAGGAAGTAAAAGGTTACAAGCCTCGTTCTAAAGGTGAAGAAGATTTTGCTAATGCTCATACAAAAAACAGAATGGATCACCCTGTAGCAACAGATGCTCAGTTCACCGGTAATGTTCAAAAAGGTCAGGCTGACCATGAAGGACCGGGAGAAAAAGCAGTTGTAAAGCAGGGTTCATCTGATGTTAAAGCAGGTGGTTCAGCGAAGCAAGATCCACGTACACAAGGCAGACCTGGCGAGAAGTCTCCAGTAATGCAAGGCTCTTCTAAAGTTAGAGAGAGCTTTTCTATGTGGAGTAAATAAATGGCTACTATTAAGTTATTAGGTTCATCTATCGGGCTTGGCTCTGCTAGCAATGTTGGCAGTGCTACTATGGTTCGTGTTATAAATACTGATGCAGCAGAACAAACTGTGACTGTAGCTAATACTGTTGATCCTGTTAACGGTGGTGGCCAAGCTGGTTCAGTAGTTATTGAAGCTGGTCAAACAGAGATTATTGTTAAAGAGCCAACCGACACTATTATCGCATCAGCTAACACAGTTAAAGCAACAGCAGTATCGAGATACTAATATGAAACTTATTACCGAAGTAACAGAAGACCTAGAGTACATTGCAGAAGCAAAAGAAGACGGTAAAAAGGATTATAAAATCCGCGGCGTCTTTATGCAAGG